CAGGTAAGTCTAATGTATCTGTAGCTGCAGATAAATCTGTGTGTGTTTTAAAATATTCATACTCTACTGTATAGAAATCTCCGTCAGGTATCGGCGATAGACCGAAACTTAAATGGTCTTGTGTTCTATATACAAATACAGGTTTGCCATATTGACTATCACTTGTTACTTCGTCTTTTGTGTATCTACCCTGTAAATATGCATCATAACTAATATATGCTAAATGAATAGGCACTTCATCTTGTGCCACTCTTATAAAATCAACATCTAAATTATTAGATGAAGAATTAGCTAATCCTATAAATACAGAACTAGTTGTTGGTGTAAAATTTGTTGATAATATTTTACCATTACCAGTATCTGTTACAGATATTGTTTCTGATAATACTTCTGTACCACCAGATGATGTTCCTACTTTTAATGTAATAGAACTACCACTAGAACTTGGGTCCATTACTCTAACAACTAGTCTATGTTTTTTATTAGCAACAGTAGTAATAGACTGTGTAACTTCTGCAGAGTTTAGTCTTAACCTACCATTACCTGTAGAGTTATATGCAGGACTTCCACTAACTGTTGTCCAACTAGTTATGTTTGATGTAAATTCACCATTAGTAATTCTTTCTGTTGGTCTTAATCTAAAACTATCAAAATCTGCTTTTCTAAATGCAGTGGGAAAAGTATATTCTTGTTGCCCTGAATAAGTTACTTGAGTTCCATTTACATGTAGCCATGCCCACTCTATCTCAGCCATATATAATTCATTAACTGCTTTATTAATAAAGTTTTTGGCAGATGTTTGTATGCCTCTGCTTGAAGTAAAGTTAGAACTTGTTAGTTCTACTTCATTCAGTTCATTCAAAGCTAAATTAGTTAATGTTAAATATGTCTTTGTTCCTGCCATTTTTTTCTCTCTATATTATTAGAAATTTTGTTAATATCATCTTGTGTCATACATATCATTGCTGAACTAGCTAGATTATCAACACCGAACTGTCCTTCTATAGATTCTTTTAACTTATCTTGATATGTAATTAAAAAGTCATTACAACTTTTTGTATCTATAAAATTTACATACTGATAAGTAAAAACTTTAGGATACTGTTCTGCGTTCAGCATTACTATTAGGGCTATAAAAAATTTCATATGTTAAGGAGGGGTATAAACCCCTCCCTATTCCTTCGATTATGCAATCGATACTTTTTGTGCTTCTGAATCACCTTCGCCATCGAAATCAGCAAGTACACAGAATACTCTGACTTTTGCGTCAATAGCACCTGTTGCTACTACTAAGTCGATAGTGTCAGCAGCAGCATATATACCATAACCGATAGATGTAGTTCCCATTGAACTGTCACCTGCTCTCGCTCTGGTTACTTCCATACCTGCAGTTGCTGTTGAAGCTGCAACGTATCTATCTACGTCTGCTCCATCACCAAGAGATAATGTTCCAGAGTTACCTGCAC